ACCTCCGCCGCCAGCATAGTATGTTCCAAGGGATTGCCAATTTGAACCAGCACCGCCGGGGCCACCACCTGAAGCAGAGAACATATACACAGCAGTACTACCTCCTACCGCAGTTGCACCGCCACCCCCGCCGCCCATACGAGCGTAACTGTACATACCGTATGGGCCAGCAAGACCAGCACCACCAGCAAAACCTTGGCCTGATGTGCCAGCACCTCCTGAAGCTCCAGAACTATTATTTGCACCGCCACCGCCAGACCCCCCAGCAGAACCGGGAGAGGTATTCACGCCACCGCTTCCGCCACCAGTAGCGGTAGTGATAAAAGTAGAGTTTGTGCCATTGGTACTGTACGTGCCACCCCCGCCAATAGTTGTTGTATATGCAGTACCGGGCGAAACCGTTGTGGTAGTTGCCAAAAGTCCACCAGCACCGCCACCGCCACCAGCACCAGCACTTAATCCGCCACCAGCGCCACCAGCAACTACAAGGTAGTCAATGGTGTAAGTAGCAGGCGGTTGAGCCGCCACAGCAAGAGCTTGAAGAATTCCACTCATGTCAGGCCCGATCCGTTAATGATCCAAGTGGTGCTGGTCATTTTGATGGCCGTAGCCGTACCGTATTGAGCCAGCGAACGTGTGCCTGTTGTACCTGTACCGCCCAGATACAACGTGTCGGTTGTGATAGCAATCGAAACGACTTGCGAAGTCATGTTGATGAATGTCACCGCTGTCCCAACCGCAAATGCAACAGAACTGTTTGCAGGAATTGTAAAAGTTCGAGCGTTGGCGTCTGTCGATGGGTGAAAGATTGCCTTGCCAGCATCCGACAAAACCAAAGTGTAGGCGGCACTTTGACTGCTGATTGGGATGTTTAAGTACCCAACAGCGTTTGTGCCATCGGCGGTGCAACTGCTTAAGTTGCCAGACGTAGGCGTTCCCAGAACAGGAGTAACCAGAACAGGGGTAACCAGTGTAGGGCTAGTAGCCAAGGCAACTACAGTACCTGATCCTGTTGTAGTGTAAGAAGTGCCCCAAGCAGAACCTGTTGAATTGGCAATGCCAGCGCCGGGGTAGGAGGCTGCGATAGGAGATACCCATGCAGGTACACCCGCTACAACCGTCAGAACTTGGTTGCTTGTCCCAATACCCAGCTTAGAGATTGCTGTGGTTGTACTTGCATAAAACGTATCGCCAATAGCAAAAGATGTTTGGCCTGTACCACCGGATGTGGCTGGCAGGGCAGTACCTAATGCCAAAGCTGGAAGATAATCTTCCTGTACACCCACATCAGTGCCGTTGTTGTAAACCGTGGCGCGTTTTCCGGCTGGTACTGCCACGCCGGTCAGGCCAGAGACTTTGACCGTCACCGTATAGCTTGAGCCGTTGATGATGATGTAAGGCTTCTGAATCGCGGGAACGTTGATTGTGCCTGCTGCGCTTACTGCGCCTGCTGCAATGTTCAAGCACAAAGCCCGAGCATTTTGCGCTGCGTTGGTATCGGTAAGAGTCAGGGTTGCAACGTTGGCCGTGAAATCCCCAGAACTCAGGGTAGCCATGCCCACGATGGCTTGCTGAACGGCAGTACCAATGTTAGTGTTGGTTGTAGAGCCCCACGTACCAGACTGTTCGCCCGTACCGATCAGTTCAAATTTAAGGCTGGAAAAGGTGCTGGACATTTACGTCTCCTGATTGCAGGCATTTTGCCAGTTTTGTGTTGCTTTGACTATACTCATGTCAATCCGGCTCCGCTAATCATCCAACGAGTGCTGGTCATTTTGATAGCAGTCGCCATACCGTTGGCCGCAAGAGTTCGGCTACCCGTAGTGCCATCTTTTGCCAACACCAACGTATCAGTAGTAATCGCAATTGTAATAACGCCAGCAGATGTGTCATTGATAAACGTAACGGCTGTACCAACTGGAAATGCTACGCTAGAGTTTGCTGGGATTGTCCAAGTTCTGGCCGTTGTATCTGCGCTGGGGTGATAAATATTTTTACCCGCGTCAGCCAAAACAAGCGTGTAGGCAGCGCTTTGACTGTTTTGTGGGATAACCAAGTAACCTACAGCGTTCGTACCGTCAGCGGTACAGCTACTTAAATTACCCGAGGTTGGCGTGCCCAGAACAGGAGTAACCAAAGTGGGTGACGTTGACAGTACGTTGTTCCCAGAACCCGTAGAAGTTGTCACCCCCGTGCCGCCATAAGCAACGGCCATTGTTGTGGCGTTCCAAGTACCTGAAGCCACCGTGCCTAGAGCGGATACGTTTCCGCTTGCGTCCAGATTAACTGACTTACCACTTGGGTAAGTAACAAACACCGTTACCGTGCCTACAAAAGTTACCGCGCTCCCGGAGTTGCTAGACGACAGAATAGTTGTGCGTGTCAGTGTTGGGCCAGTGGTGGAGTACGTCCCAATGCCTGCTTCCCAGTTGCCTGAAATGTCTGTAGCGGCGTAATACGTAGTATTAGTGTTACCAATTGAGGAAAATGACTGATAGCCCGTTGCCGCGCCCAGCATCGTAAAGCTGATGGTGGTATTGGCTGTAGCCGTTTCCTGTACGCGATCTTTTAAAACTAAAGCCATGTCTGTCCTTTACGCATTGTGCAGGTCAATGATTTGCCAATTGGCGTCTTCGGCGTCGTTAATCAGGCTCCAATAAAACACCCCAAACGACCCCAAACTACCATTTGCTTGTACACCAATTATCGCCTTAGAAAGCACAGGTGACAAGGAACCCGCAGCGCCTGTGGCAGAAACTCCGGTAATTGGGTATGCTCTGCCCCATTGCACTGAGCCAACGTTTCCGGAAGCTGCTGCGCCAGTAAGCGCGACTGACACTGCTGAAACAACAGTACCGACTTCACCAGCCGCTGCATCGCCTAATGAGTCATCAATTTCAGATGGGGTAACAGAACCAACTGCACCTGCGGCTGCAACGCCTGTAATTCCGTATGCTCTGCCCCATTGCATCGTCCCAACAGAACCCGTGGCGCTAGCACTTGTAAGGAATGCTTCTTTACCTTGCTCAGTATTGCCAGCATAACCCGCTGCTTGAACACCCGCAAGTGAAAAACTTGGCGCTTCTCGCGCAACTGAGCCAACAGAGCCCGCTGCGGATACACCTGTCAGGGCAATAGATGCAATCTGGGTAACCGTGCCAACAGCAGCATTAGCATGGACTTCTTGGATTTCTGGGTTCGGGCCGGGGTCAACACCGCCAATTTCTGGATGCCCCAACACCCCCGTCAAAGCTACCGTGCGATTAGACGACAGTGATCCCACCGCCCCAGATGCTGAGCGTCCTGTGAGAGCGGCGACAACGGTTACTGCACCTAAGTCAGCAAACGGAGCGCCAGCAAATGGGGCTAATCCGAACATGGCCCTCCCCAGACCTAAGGGTTAAATTAGGTCGTAGCGAGACGCAACAGGGCAGTGGATGTTGTATTGCTTGGCATGGTCAGCGTGAACGTACCAGCCGTAATGGTCTGCGAACCAAACGTGTGAACCGACACAGCCTTGTTGGACTGAGTGCTGTTGTAGATCAACACAGTATCAAACGCGGTAGTCAACGTGACGTTGGAGTACGACAAACTGGCCGAAGGCGTCCAGTAAGCAGTGCCTGCGGTAGTAGATGCGTTGGTAGCTATAGGGGCTGTTGCGTTGGTCACCGTTACACCGCCAGCAGTGTAGTTTGTACCTGTCACTTCACCAGAGGTTGAGTATGCAGTGGTGCTGGCATTCAGTGTGGCTGAAGCCAAAAACAACGCGCCTTTAAACGTGTCAGCAGCAGACGATCCACGGGTGGGCGCTGTACCAAAGTTGTGGGTTGCGGTCATCAACTCGCCCAAGAACGAGGTGCACATGGATTGGGTATTTGCCATGATATTTCCTTAAAAAGAAGCGGCTTCAGCGCCCGCAAATGCAGGCATTTTTTTCAACGTTACATGCGCGGAGCGGTGGACAAGTTCCCCATCCAGCCAATACTCAACCCATGTGGTGTACTCGTCGTCATTATCTACGATACCTTCTTGCTTTACAAGCAAGGAATCGTCCATCTCGCCTTTGGTTGTCGTGACAATCAATTTGAACTCCTGATGAGAGCAGCCGTCGATGTGTTGGCTGGCATGGTGATGATAAATGTGGTGGTAGATGTTTTGTCCGAACCGAAGTCCAGCACAGCTACAGATTTATTGCCTTGGGTCGCGTTGTACATCAGTGCGCAACGAGCGGTCAATGCGGCAGTCCAGCTCACATTGCTCCAGTTAACGTAGGCGGTAGAGCCATCGCTGCTGATCTGCACGCCTGTCATCACCTGACCACCTGCTGTATAGCCTGACGCTACAACCTCATTGGTGGTTGAGTAAGCTGTGGTGTCCTGATTTAAATCCGCAGCAGCGGTATACAGGGCAATCTTGATCGTGTCGGTAGACAAGTCGTGAATGCCCTGATACAGCTCTTTTTTGAAGCTGGTGGTTTGTGTTTGGACAATCGACATTTCAAGTTACTTTCTGTCGGAATTGACCAGAACGGTAAGCGTCTTGACGCTCCAGACCATCGCCCAAACGTTTTGCAAGTGCAAGCGCTTCTTGGTACTTGCCGTTGTAAATCCCCATGATGTCCTGCTCACCCTTCATGTAGGTGTAGGCTTCAACCAACGAGCCATACAACAGCACGGTGTCAAAGTTGTCGCCAAGCCACGTAGTACCTGCGGTCACAATCGACTCGGGGTAATAGAAGAAGTGAAGTTCAACTTGGTAGTTGGCATCAGGCTTTGGCCCCAACATGAAGGACAACTCTGTGGTGATGGTGCTACCGGAAACCGTTGGCCCAAACAAAGCGTAGTACCGTGGAAGCCCAGTATCCGAAGCACTGGGGTACGCCTGACGGATGAAGTTCACATCTTTGTTCAGCAAATACTCATAGCTGCCATCAGCGCCAATGACAGCCAAAGAATATGTAGCCAGATAGTCCGATGGGGCTGACAGGTATGGGGTCGTAGTAGACACCACACCCAACATGTTTTTACGCAATGACGGGAACTGAATGGTGTTGTATATACGCTGCTCAGCCTGCGCCACAAAGACAGGGATATTCGCAACAAACGAAGTGTCCGTGTTCTCTGTGTACGCCTGAATGGCGCTGCTGAGTTGCGTATAGTTCATGCCATCGGGCCTCGTGACATCAGACCTTTAGTGGCCGCGCCAGTGCCGCGCATTTTGATGCCGCTGGTTTTGGTTGCGCTTTCACCATTGTTGACGTTGCCAACACTCATCTTCATAGTTGAAGTGCTGCTAATGTCAGAAGGCTTGCCGGGGTTTGCTTCCATCTTCACAGCTTTTCCGGTCATGGTGTGAGGCTTGGCGTAAGTTGAAGCACTGCCAACTTCTTTACCCATCATTTTTTTGCTAAATGTAGCCATGATTAGCCTCGCTTTTGTGCTGCAACTTTTGCCAGATTACGGCCCATCGACAGCATGTCAGCGTCGGTTTTACCGCCTTTGCCGCTCTTGCCGCCACGGGGGTTTGGTGCAGTTGGGCCACTATTGCCCAAGTTTGTACCTTCGGTTTTACCCTTTCGAGCGATGCCGTCGGCTGCGCGTTTATATGTCATGACTTTCTCCTATGTAACGGATACTGTAACTGTACCAACAAATGTCGTTCCCACCAAGTAATTTGGTGTGAGTGACGCATCAAAACTGCTGGCTCCACCCACAGGGCTCCAGCCCCATTGAATGTCCCTAGAACCGCCAGTCACAAAACCAGCCGCCAGTTGATCCGTGCTAGTTGAGTTAATAACCTG